TTGTCGCAAACATTATGGCTGCTATTGACATAGCAACAATAATAATAATTGCAAATTCCCTTTCCATACTTTATCTCCAGTAGGATCGAGTTTCATTTAATATTCCAAATGCTTCTAATTTTTATCTGGTGGAGGTGGGCGGAATCGCACCGCCGTCCAGTCGTTTTCAACAAAGAGTCTATAACAACATAATTATTTATTATAACATCTTTAAAAGGGTGTGTCAACCGTCTATTATTCAGCAATTATATTACTATTATCAATTCTTATCCAGTTAGTACCATTGTAAACAACCATACAAGCACCGCCTGTTTCATTTGAACACCATGCTTGCGACCCTTGATCATTAGTAGTATAAAATGCCGCTAAAGCATTTAATTCCGCAACTGTATAACTAGGTGTTTTAATTGTACCTGCCGCCGAGGTTACTGTTAATGCGGCAGTCGAATTTCCTGCGGCATTTATTGTAAACGAAGATTGAAATGTGCTAGCCATAACAACACCTGAAGAATTTTCTACGGGCGACACCTTATCAGTTGATGTTCCTATTCCAGGATACATCGAAGATGTATTTTGGCCTATGATAGTTAATTGATATACATTACTTGCTATTAAATTATTTGGTGGAGAGTACGTTAATAGTTTATTACTATACGATAATGTTCCGCCTGTTTCAAATTCATTAGTAGTTGTATTTTTAAATTTTACCGAACCACTGCCTGCTATTAATACTGTCACATTACTTGTTGCTGTCCAATAGCCCGAACTAGTCGGTGGTATTTGATTTGTATTACTACCAACAGCCGATGAATATTCTGCTCCATTATATTCTATTAAATCACCCAAAACATATGTTTTAGTTGCGTCCCAAGTAGTTCTTGTGTCACCTAACGTAAATGTACTAAAATCCATATCTTGATTAAATCGTACTTGAACTGTAGAATCTATCACAACTGTTATATCGCCTGAACTCGGAATTATTTCTAAAACTCTTGGTCGTTCTGAAGCCAATGTTGTTATTGTTTGTGCGGCAATTGCATCTGGTGTTTCCAATGATCCCTGGGTAAATTCATACTTGTATCCAATTACGTTACCACAATAATCTTTTTCTTCGACTTTGGTGTAGATAGGTGCAATATAACTTTCTCCTGCCGCCGCTAATGCAATTGCATCATCATCTAAGAACGCATCAAATATATTAGTTAAAATCGTACCATCTGTTCGTTGAATAGGATATCCTGCAAGTTGGTTCCATATAGTTAATATGTTTTGGGCATTATTAATTGCCGTAGGCATATCTGTATAATTTGCTATTGCCTTTTGTTGTTGTTCTGCTGATTGATTTGGCAATGCTGTACCGACATAATTTGTTGCTCCGACTCCTGCTGTTGCTTCGGCACAAGTAAATTGAATTGCTCTTACTGAAAGCATTTCTTTACCAGTAATCGACGTAGGCTTAAGAGGAGTAGTATCGTGCATTGTTGAACCAACTGCAAATGTAAATGTTGAATTTTGATACGTTGATGTATCTAAAACAATTGTTCCACCAAATATCGTATCGCCATCGCCTTCGGGCATAGGATTTATTGCTTGTACACCGGATGCATTCCAAACTCGTTCATTGCTACCATTAACATCGGGTCCGCCCAATATTCGTATAGTTCCGTAGGATCCCGAACTAGGAACCGATGAATCAGGTAACCTACAAGTAAGCGACGCAGGATCCATTTTTTCTGTAAACTTAACAAGAACATCTAATGTAACTTTTGTTGATGTTGTGCTTGTTGCATTGTTTATTTTTGTAACTATTATTGGTGTTACTTCTGTACCGTCTGCGGCAAATTGCACAGAGCTAAATCCCGATTGAAATATTTGTACATCCGGATTACTATCAGGTAATGTTACAGGTGCAAGACTATCTCCTGTTCCTCCACCTAAACCATTTTGTTCCATAGCCGCATTTGCTATGTCATTTTCAAATTGTACAATTCTTGCAAAATCATCTGCAATAGCCATTAATTGTGCTACCCAATCTTCCCATAATGCACTAATATCTATACCTGCTTCTAACGAATCTCGAATTTCTTGTAATAAGCCGCCATCTATATAAGCATCAGTGTTGAGCTTTCCTGTAGAAAAATCAAAACAAACACTTGCTCTATCTGGTATCACCCTACCTAATTTATTTAGAATTGCTTCACCCTTGCCCAAGAATGATCCCATTACTGTTTCTAATAAGTTTGGGATAGGTTTGGGATTAATTGGTTTTGCACAAAAATTAATCATACTTGCTATTGCCGCGGCTTCACCTATAACTGCATTAAGTCTCATTAGTGTAGCAGACAATCCTGTATGAGTATTAAATGCTTGAAGAGCAGTTCGACAAGTCGCCATTGCTCCCATTAACGCCGCATTTCCTGCGGCAAGCCCTAATAATTCATTTAGATTCATATCTAAACAAATTTGTATTTGAGGCATAGGTTTTAAACCATTTCCTGCAAGTAAATTACAGATCATGGTTTTCATATTTCCGCCTATTTCTGCTCGCACTACCGCTTTGTCACCATATGTACCTTGGAGACCAACTGAATGTTTTTCGGCTGAAATATAATTATCAAATGTAGTTAAGCTATCTCTAAAATCACTGTATGCCATTATCCACCTATCTTAACATTAGGAGAAACCATTTTTTCTAATTTTTTCTTAATTGCACTATCATATATACCATAGTAACTTTGCAACGGATTAGGATTACTTGGCGGGGTTTTAGTTAAATCCAATCCAGTTTTATTACTCTTGTCCCAATCTGCATCACCCGGACTTGCTTCGATTGAAGGCAAATACCATTGATAATCTGCCGGAACTCCATTTGCTGTATTACCCGGGCCTGCTCCGGCACAAGCATTACTAGGAGGAGTTGACCCTCCACTACCATATTTTTGACGTAAGTTATGCCACATTTCCATATCGGACTCGTTAGCGGCACTATTACCATCTATAAAACATGTTTTTGGGGTGTTAACTCTATGTGAGGGCTGAAGTGAATCCCTTGTTTTTATTGCATCTTGATATGATGTATCAGGAACTGTCTGATGCAATGATATAGGTTTATCATTACATTTTACTGTAGGATTTGGAATAAAATTTATTCGACTGTAATCCATCATTTCCAAGCCGTTTGCTACACAAACTTTGCTTGGAGGTTTTGTTAATTCTGTCATTGCGGCTGGCATTCATATTTCCTTATACTAATTTTATACCGCTCATTTGTGAACTATATTCTTTTGCTATACTTGCTACCGGTTCAGCAACTGCAACGATATGTTTTTTATCAATCTTTACTGATTTACTTGATTGCATATCTACTGCATGTAACCACGGCATTAATATAATACCTTGTTGGCTCATTGCTAACATAAATGGTCTATCAATAGTATACGAATCAGTATCATCATCTTCGTAAGAGCCTATTAGCTCTTCTGACGTTGTTAATTTTAACGTAATAACATCGCCTTTTTTTCTAGTTTCTACTAACATATTTATTTGTTTTTTGGGAGTTGGTCTACAGCGGATATTTTAACAGGAATTAAATTTGTTCTATAAATTGCTGTCCACAGTTCTGATGCTCCGCCTACCCGCCAATTGCCGTAATAAACAAGCGGAGCCTTATCTGCATTATGTTTTTCTTTAAACTCTTTTTTTGGTATATCTATACCTATACGAATTTCGTCATATTCTACACCCCGCTCTTTCATTATTAGTTTTGCATGATCACATAATTTACAATTATCAATAGTGTAAATTGTTACATTCATGCAACTTCTTTTAACAACGTTGTTTTAGGGTCTTCTTCTTCAAGTTCCCATTGTTTTTGTTCTTCATCAAAATCAATCGGACAACCACCAGGCGATACACCGCAATCGACATGTTCTCTACCTATATCTTCTGTCATTGCAACTGCAATGGCTCTACTAATTTCTTCGTATTTAAATTTAGAAACTGCTTCTTCTGGTTGATACTCGTATGCTGATATATCTGTTTGTGGCATTACCGAACAAGCTCTTACAGTAGATTGATGTTTTAATATCATATCTTTAAAATGTTTATAATCTACTATTTCGGGAACATATTTAAGGGTGTAACTAATTTGATTACCAAGGTCTTCCCCTGCACTTCCATCTTCGTTGACACCTCGAATCCAATATTTTTCACCTAACTTTAACCATAGGTATTGTTCATGAGGAGTTGCTTCGCCTGCTGTAACAAATTTGTCTCCTAATCCCATACCAGCAATAACTGGTTCAGTTGGAAATCCTACAATTGTTGTTCCGCTGTATTGTACTAGTTCTTTAGTAGGATAACCATTCTTTTTATATGCTTCTACTAATGGATCGTCATGTCTAAATTGAACCCATCGCATATACCATGCTAATGCAGGTAAATGCCATCCTTCAGTAAGACCAAATAATTTACTTGTTGTTCCTGCAGGTTTAATAGTTGTCATTGTATGAGGAACAGATTGGCCTAAATAAGCAGAATATTTTTTTGCTTCATCTTTGACTGCTCTATTAAAACGAGCCAATGCTAACCAAAAATCCTTAGATTTTTCTTCGTCTAACAAATCCCTAAATCCAAATTTAAAAAACTTCCATGCGAATTCATGAACCCCTGTCATTCCTACACCAATACGATTTGTGCGTTTAACTTCCTTGCTGTATATGCTTTTCATACCATTTACACGCAACAATGCCCTCGTAGCAACACGAAAGGCTTCTTCTGCTTCATCTAGTGTATCCGCATGAAAAGGTACTACATCAGCAATAACACAAAATCCACCTAATACATTGAGAGCAATTTCTCCGCAAGGATTAGTAATTGTATGATATTTTTTCTTCTTTGCTCGTTTAGCAAGACGACTCATTAATATTTGTGTGTCTTCGCGAAGAACATATTTAGGGCTACCAGCATAATCACCTCTATTTAAATCATCCCATCCTTCGTCATTTTGTACTAACAGGTCGGAATTAAGTATGCCTGGTTCGCCTGTTCCGTCGGCGTAAGCGGCCTCTGTAAGTAGTTTAAATACCCCTCTAGCATGTTTTGTTGTGTCTTCGTTATATTTGACATCCCCTCGTTTTACATTAACTCTGCTCCAAAACTCTTTATCTGTTGTTACAGAATTATTACTAGACCATAAAAAGCCCATTGGAGGATATGCAGATTCTTTATTATATTGAACTATGTCTTCCATGTTTAGCCCAAGATATTCTATAGGTCGTTTAACTGTAATAAATCCCAATACAGTCTTATCCTTCCAGGTTTTTGTACTCATCCTAGCGGCCCGTCGAGCGCCTCCTACAAGTACACATTCTGCCATGTAATGATCTACATACATAGCCTGTCGCCATGGCTCCATGCCAGCGTCTTTAATAGATGCACATTTTTCAAAGGCATTTAATAAAGATACAGGACCACTTGCCGGCCTATTCTGCATTCCCCCAATTGCTGTCCCTTTTGCTCGTATTTTACTAAAATCAAGAACTAGCATTTTGTCTTTATGAATTTTTTCAAATGCGGCATTTTCCCAAAGTTCTAGTGCTTGAGCCCAACCTTCCCGAGAATCGGGAATTTCATACCAAAGAGTATTTGCTCCTTGGCCATATTTGTGTTTTCCGTCTCGCAAGGATGTATGTGCTGAATAATCAAAATCCGGATGACTCTCGTCCAATACACATCTTAATTGGGGTGCATTATTCCAATCAACTATCATCATGTCATCATCATAACATCTTCCAACCCCTGAGCCATTTAATAGTAAATAAAAAAGTAAAAAACTTGTGCTAGATGTTGCACAATTTGTGAATACTTCCATGTTTCGTTCTGGCTGTTTTTCGTCGCCATGTTGTAAATGTCTGCCGCTCATTAGCAAACTTGCTTTTGCTATATGTTTCTTTAATAATCTAAATTCTCTATCTATATCATTTTCTTTCGGGCAAAGCAAACTATTGCCCATAGCTACTCTATTGGCTACATCATGCCAATTTTCCCATTCTCCATTTGGTTTTTTTCTTAATACTGTTCGTTCGGCGACGGCTTGCCCCATGCCAGGATGAAATGACCTGACATTAGGGAAAAAAGTTGGCTTCATAATTTGATCTCCTTGAGTTTCTTTTTATCGGCTAGTTTTTTATTTATAATATTCGTCCAATCGTTCGGCCCATTTCTCACAGTTATCTTCAAATTTTTTGCCTTCGCATATAAATTCCTGATACTGTTTTTTTCGTGAACACATTATAATAACGACTTTCGTTATTTTAGTTTCAAATAATTCGTTATGAGCTAATGCATATGCACAACATTGTAAATAATAATCTTCGACCCATTCTTCTTTTTTAGGTCTAGTTGTGCTTTTATAATCCATTATTGCTGGTGTACCATTATGCACACCAACTAAATCGGTAGTACCCGCATATAAACCTGGATAATACAGGCTTATTTCTGAGCCCCATATTTCATTCACATTAATTAATCCTTTTTCTATAACAACATTGCTCATTTCTTCTGCTAACTTATAAACAACATTGTTACCTTTAGGTCGTTCTTCGCCTAATATATAATTTTCTAAATGTTTATGAAACAAGGTACCTAATCCCGATGCTTCTTTTGTTATACGCTTTGCTTCCTCTTCTCCTACTCGTTTTTTCCATTCTACAAGAAATGTTTTATCTTTGGTTCTATCTAATATTGTAGTAACCGAAGGGAGATTACCAGATGGGGTGTTATATAATCTTTTTCCTGAATTATTAAATCTGTCTAAGGACGGGTAGTCGTATTTCTCTATTAGATTCATGTATATAGTATAACATCTATTTTAAATATTGTCAATGAATCCAACCAATTTTTTTGCCATTTTCTAGTCGACGAGCATGTTCTTCTTTTGTGCTAGGATAACGCCATGCCCATATTGCAACACTTAACATAAACCCTCCTGTCCATAATATCATATTCAAATTGTGGAGCAAAAACCAGGTAAAAACAAGGCTTGACGCCATAACAATAATCATAGAAAATTTTGCATAAAGCGGAAATACTCTATAATTTACCCAATTAGTTAAGAACGGTCCAAAATATTTGTGATTATAAATCCAGTCATGCCATTTTTTGCTAGACTTTGCAAAACTATATGCGGCTATCACTAAAAATATACTAAAAGGTATACCTGGTGTTACAACACCTATATATGCCATGCCTAAACAAAACATACCAAGTGAAAACCAAAGAATACGTTTTATAGTCCATTTTTCATCTATTGTATTTTTATCTATCATAATTTAAAATTTGTTGTTAATTCTTGTTGAAATGCTAAAGCTAAATTTTCTACTAATTTTGCAGGTGGAAGATCGCTATTAATTCCTAAGTATTTAATATCACATGAAGTAGATATTCTATCTTCAGTTGACTTATTAATTTCTGTGTGATGTTTCAAGTAACCAGGAAATATCATTAATTGACTTGCTTTACCTGGAATCTTTTCTCTTACAGGAACATCATTACAAGGATATACTCTTTTATTTACTTTTAAATCTGTATTCTCTACATGTAAATCCCCTTGCTCTGGTAAAAATTTAGGATAATACGATACACTAAACTTAGCATCAAATCGTTTATGATCATGTGATCCTATATAATCTCCCTGAGGAGTTATGTTTGTCCATGCTCGCGATACATATGGCGTTAAATAAGGAAAGTTATGTTGATTAAATTCAGAACCCAATTCCTTTGTATATTCTTTTAACGCCCACATTACATCATCTAAAAATTTTACAGGATACCCGGGTATAAGATGTGATCTATGTATGAAAGGTTCTATATGATCTTTTACATCATGCGGAACATTAGACTCTTTCATTAACTTGAAAATATCTGTATTTTCTGCCAAATCTTTAGAATAGTATGCAAATTTAATAACGTCGTCATTATATAACTCAGCATTAGGTAAGATATATACACCTATACTTTCGCCAAATATTTTTCTTATCATATATTAAGTTAGAAGAGTTGTTACCAAAGATATTCTCGGAGTCTCTCCGCCATTAGTAACTGTATGGTATTTAGTATCGTCATGAATCCAAGTCTCTCCGGTTGCCGGAATATGCTTGACTTCATCTTCTATAATGTGTCTACAACCTGCATTAGATGTTATTGGAATATGTATTCTTTTATCAGGATCTCTATGCCAACTTATTGTAGATCTAGGGTTGAGTATCATTAAACGCATTCTACCTATTTTATATTTTTTTGTTAAAAATGTATGTACCTTTGCAAAATATGTGTGCTTAAAATGATTATTAAATTCTGTAAACTCGGCCTCATTAAACGGATTTTCTCGTTTAACTTCTTCATAAGTATCGTCAGGTCGTGTCCAATAAAATCCTCTTATTTTTTGTCCTTCCCACGGATCGCCATTCTTTTTATGGGTTAAACATATTGTACTTGTGCCATTAAAATCTTGACCAATTACTGCTTTTGCGATATTTCTAACTATATGCACGGATTTTCGCAATTCGGCTATATTAAATGTAAAGGGGAGTTTTATGAAATATTCGTTGTATGTATCAATGTTCATTCTACCAACTGACCACCCATTGAAAGACAGTTGTCTCTCCGGAGTTTTGTATTCTATGAATGCTGTAACCCAAATCAACAAAATACTTAATGACTTGAGCCATTTGATCTGATTTTGTTGCATCTGTGGTGCCACCTTGCCATACACTATAATACAACTGGGCTAAAATTAATTGGGCGCCTGCGGTTGTGTGCGTCATTGTAGTAGCGTCACCGAGGGTTACTGTTAATAAATTGGAATCTATTGCTGAAAATACTGCCGCTTCAATAGCCGCAGTTTCACCTTGAATAATTGTATCTTTTCGTGCTTTTTCTCTTGCTTGTTTGGCGGTTACAAAATATCCCATTTTATATTCCTATTTCCTTATTTGCTTGCTTTACTGCTGTATTATGTATTTTGTTTGCATCTGCTTCGCTTTTTTCTACATTAGAAAACATATCTGCGTCAGCTATTGCAAGGTCAATAACATCATTACTCATATTTTTAACAAGTTGTGTACCTTGTAATAAATCAAATAACCCACTCATTGTCATAGGATACCCCATGGCTTTAAGATCTTGTAATAAATTAATTGGTGATAATTGTGTAATACCTTCGGCGGCGGCAGATGTTAATAACGTTAACACTTCATGTTTGATATATTCAGGATCCCAACGGTCTTCCTGAAGTATTATTTCCTGAGCTCGCATTCTGGCCTCACTTGCCAGCCATTATTTTTGCGGCTTCTTTGATAGATGCCTTTGTTAACGTACCGTTTTTTGCATGTTGGAGCAAAAGTTTTTTGGCATGTTGTACAGATTCTTTAGGAATTCGTCCTAATGGTTCACCTTCTACACCTGCGGCGGATTCTTCGCCTGCAAATTCATCTTCTGCTGGAATAGCCATTTCTGGACCGCCTGCCATCGGATCGCCCATATCGCCTGCTGGCATTGCTTCTCCGCCCATCATATCATTAACAGGGGCACCTTCACCGGTAAGCACTAGTACTGATTGGTCTACTTGTTCGCGGGTTGCTTTAATTGTTTCTAAAGCCGCACCTAATGTTGCATCTACAGATGCACTAAATGCATTTGCTTGTTCGGTTCCAAATGATTCACGCATGGCATCTACCAATGGCATTAAATCTTCTACTTGCATAGATGCTAAATCTTCTGCCATTTTTTGTACTCTATCAACCATATCTTTAGCGGCAAGAACTAGTTCTGCTTGATCTAAATCTTGTTCCATTAGTGTACGAAGACTTTCTAATGTTACTGAACGAGGGTTAACATCTTTTTTTACTTCTTCAATTTTTTCTTTTTTAACTGCTTTTGCTTCCATTTTTGTGTGTGGATGTTTATGCGGTGTTACCGTTTTGTGTTCTTGAACTTTTTTGCCCATTTTGGATTCCTTGACTTTTGCTTTAATCTTTCTTTTCGTAGGGGAAACTTCTTTTAACATAATTGCTAATGCTTCAGCAACCATAATAGTTTTTGCATAGTCTGGATGCTTGTGGAAGTCAGTAACATTAGATTCATTAACAATCGCCGATTGTTTGGCTCTAACTTGTTGCAATATACCTCGAATTGCTTTTGAGGTAACATCCTCTTTTTTAATCGAAAATCCAAATGTTTCTTGTAGATATTTGTTAATTTTATCTAATTTGATTTTTCTGTCCTCAAAATCTGAAATATTCATAATTTAATCCCCGTACTCAGTTTATATTATTTATCGAAAACTTGGATATAAGCGACCATTAATCCTATCAACAACCCCTTTAGTAATAAGATTCTTCGCTACCATTTTTTCTCGTTCTGACAAATCTTCTTTAGTGCAACTGCCATTTGTACATATTTTATCATACACAGATGCTTCTTTATTTGATACCATAACAGGACACGGTCCTGCCACTTCTACTACTCTCATGCTGTATTCCCTATATTCCTTATTGCAGAACCCTTTGCAAATTTAGGTAATTGTCTCACAGCCCGCATTGCACCTGACTTTTTAACATCTCCCGAATAAACTTCATTACCATTTGGGTCTGTCATAGATACATTGATTCCACCTGCCGGTTCGCCTGTTTGTTGTTCTTCTTCAGCATCGGCAGTTTGACCTTTTACTGTTGATCTAGTAGATCCTACTGTAGAGGGAGATACATTATTTGATCCTGCTTGTTGTGGATAATTACGTCCTGGGGGACCACTTGCTCCTGGTGCTGGTGCTGGTGCTGGTGCTGGAACAGTTTTTATACCTTGTTTTGCTCTGCCCATTCCTTGGTCTTTGGTACCGGATCCCAATTCAGCAAGATACGGTTTTAAAATTTCAGTTGCTTCTAACGTATTGTTTGATTTAAGTTCTTGGACAAGACTTAATATTTCACTAAGCCGCATTTGTCCTGCCATTGCTTGTGCCTGTTCAGGATCAATTTGTAATAAATCAGCAAGTATTTCTGCTGTAGTGCTTTCATTTAATGCTAATAATGCTTTCATTGTTTATTCAATGCCCTTACTCTTCTACTTGCAGGATTAAATCGTTTGGTTTTCTTTGCTTTTCTTACCATTTTAGAACCCAATCTTGCTCTTGTTTTTTTAAGTGAGAATCGTTTTTTCATATCTATTGGAGCGGAACATTGCATCGGACTTGCAACAACTCTGCCCTTTCGTTTACCGAAAGAACATCTATATTTTCGTGTAATATTGTTTTTGCCTTTTTTTGCCCAAACAATTTTTGTTTCAATAAGAGGCTCTGCTACTTCAATAATATGCATTTATTAATTCCTGTTATTGTATTTATTGTTATTAGGGAAGAAGAGTAAAGATTCCAGTAACCAAAGTTCCAATAATTAGAACTGCACCAGAAAGAATAAGTTTCATTAAATTTGTTATACGAGATTCTAATGAACCTTGTCGTATTTCAATAGCTTTAAATCTATCAGTATGATGATTTGTTGCAAATTCTTTGATGATATTTATAGATTGCTCCATCTTGTCAAATCGTACATAACTACGTTCTATACGTCTAACAACTTCATCTAATTTATCTTCTAAGCGAGTATATCGTTCGCCACAAAGTTCAACATGAGCTTCTAAGCTCGTTTTTTCTATATCAGACATTTATTTTCCAAATCACTTTTACTAGTGTTTACCACTAATTTTCACGATATAGTAATATCGATTTGGAGCCAGTATTCGCCTAAAGTATTTCAGCCATTTCGATGATAGTGTTTCGATTAAGGTCATCATCAACGTTAGTATTTATTATATTTCCAATAATATTACTAGTTGAGTCAGTTAAATCAGCCGAACCTTCTACGGGCATACTGTATAATTCATCTTGTAATAATGTAATATTCCAAGAACCAGGATGTTCTGTTGCAAATTTTACTGTCCATAATGTTTTGGTACCTGTATAAGCTGAACCTAAATTTACATTATGAGCATTATTAAATGATGTAATAGCAACTGATTGGGAATTTACAGATATCATTGCGGGTTGGCATCTAAAACCAATGGATTGAATTAAAATATTTAAATTTTGAGCTTGATGATAAGGTTTAGATTCAATATTTGTTAAATCTAATTTAGTGCCGTCACCTTTATAAGGTGAAGCATTTGCTCCCATATCTGAGTCTGAAAAATCTATTAAACTGAATATTGAAAAGAACTCAATATTTGCGCCGATAAACTCACCGGCATCATGAAATGTTGACATATAATCTTTATTGGTATTTATCGGTCATAAAAAAAGGCGCCTAGTAAAAGACGCCTCAATTCTATATGCTATTACGCAAACGTTACATGTTTGGTAATTACACAACTATTTGTTTGTCCACCTTCTGCGGCAGTAATTGTTCCTGCGGTTGCTGTTCCTGGTGTGGCGGTTGTTAAATCTACTCCACCTTCGCATAAAACATATGCAACACCACTTGCTGGGGTTTCCCATGCTAATACTGAGGTCCACTGACCAATAGCAGCCAGAACTTTTGCAAAATCAGAATCTGATGCGGCATGTCCTGTGTGAATTGCTGTACATGCTAATTTATACAGGAACATAGGTGCTCCATAACTAGCATTTGTTGCATTACTTCTTGCGTTGTCGTCTAAAGCCATAATTAATCTCCTTAATAACTTTTACTTGTTATTTTTATTTATCAAATTATGAATATTTTCTATGTATTTCGGTTATATCATCATACACTTCTATGTACCTTGCTTTTGTTCGTACAAATGATAATATTTGGGTCATTGTTTGATTTTTACGTTGTTGGCCCATTATGTGCCAATCTTGAACGTATCTTCTAGCAGATCTTAATACACTATTGTTTACGTGTAATGTGTTTTGTGCATTTAAAAAGAATCGTTGAACAAATTCTCGTTCTATACTTGCATTTGCCAAACGATCAAGAAACATAAGCAATAGAGGTTTATTGATCGAGCCTAGGTTATCGTTAATAAGCAGATACAAATCTGTTCCACCTATATAAAAAGTATCAAAGTCTCGGTATGATTTTGTTCGTTTTGCGTAAAGTACTGCCTTTTCGTGAGTTTCGGGTTCGTTATATAATATGTATAATAAAAGTATATATAAGAAAGTTAAATCTTTTACCCCTTGCTTGCCTAAATTTTTTAAAACCTGAGGTTGCCTGAATAGCCTACTTTCAGTTAAAGTATTAATTAGTTGAAAACTACTTTTGTTTTCTTCTTCTAGATGATCTAGTTTATTCGGTATTGTCGTTAATGTCATCACACAATGCGCCTTTTATTCGCTTTGTAATATTAGAAATTTTGAATTTATGATCAAAATTTGTGCTGGAATGAAAATCTTTTCCTTTGCGTCTTTTAAATCTTTTTTTAATATCTTTTTTTGCCCTTATTCTAGGACTTATATCATTTAAAATATCTTTAATTTTCATGTTCAACCTGTTCTTTTATTTTACGCATACCTCTAGTAAATTTGCGTACATCTTCGGTCCGTATTGCATTTATTAATCGTTTATTTAAATCCGCCGACTGCTCTGGTGAATACGATTCTTGTATTAAATGTATTAAATTTATAACACTTGCAATAATATGTTCTGCTCTAGATTCGACTAATAACGAACTATCGCGTTTAGTTGCGATTGAACTAATTTCTTCGAATAAACTTCTTGTGGATGTCATATATATAATCCTTTTAATACTGTATAATATTTAGCTAAATATTGTTATGAAAGCTCTTGATTTAAATGAAGCAAGCCCATACCAAGCAAACTGGCAACCAGTTCCTGATGAAGAAGCACTGGCACAAGCAGAAGAACCTGCTGATCCGTCTGGTGTAATTGGTGCTATACAAAGCATAGATCCGTCAGCATTGCACCCCGATCCGCAATTGGGTCCTCAGATAAAAGATAGTGCTATGGCGGCTATTAATTTAATGGCAAGTAGTCGAGATGTCCACCCTACTCAAGGTCAAGCACTCCTGAAAGCTCTTCAGTTATTAATTTCTTAATATTTCGTTTTAAATTATCATATTCTACTGGTATTCCATCTTTAATGCAACATTCCGTGTGCCATTCTGTTGGCTCTGATTGTATTCTGCATGGAGCACATGGCGGAGCATACCAAAGATTATAATTATTTTTGTACCCAAATACCTGCGGAGACGTACTACCAAATATAACTATACCTTTTTTATTATACCCTGCACTTGCATGTCCTAAAAAACTATCAGGAATAATATGAAATTTTGACCATTTTAATAATGCAATTGCTTGCCTAATTGTTGTTTGATCCATAAAAGATACATAATTATCCCATTCACCTAAATTCATTCCATCACCATTGTTGCCTTTTGTTGTTCCAATACCTATAAATGTTAACTCAGGAAAGTCTTTAAAAAGCCTAGGATAAATGTCTAACGGAATTTGTTTACCTTGGTTATTAGGCCACGGATCCCGCAAAACAGTTGGTTGAATAATTACAGGATTTTTAATTAATTCTAATTTATTATATGCCCACATATCTTCGTCTTTTGTTAAATGAACATTTATATCATGGTATTTACAATCAGTGACTCCCATACCCTCGGCGGCAAAATCTACTCTATGAATGGGTTCTGCATAAAACATTTCTTGATCGTATGGAAAAGGATTATACACAACAACTTTTTTATATATTCGAAAGTCGCGTATATTGGCGGTCCAAAATTTCCATGTAAATACCTTATTAACATACGGATTATTTTGTATTATTTCTTCTGTCCATTCACCTATATCTGAATTATCGGCATTTCGTAATGCAATATCTACTTGATGTAATTCGGACAATCTACGTATTATAGGTAGGCACATTAATACATCCCCAATACCTCCATATATTTTAAGTAATACTCGATTAGCAAAGGCATCTTGGGAATTAAGTTGGTCACATTCTACATTTGTAGTAAAATAATTAGCATGTTTGAATTGTTCAGTTTGATTCATTGCATACCTTTTAACATATTTCGTAATTTATCACTATGATCAACAGTATCTTCGACCACTTGGTTTTCAGATAACCCCGATTTAACTTTTGTAAGTGTAGATTTCTTTTTAAGTTTTGCATATATATCTTCGGCAGGACTTTCTTCTTCACCTTCGGGTAAATCTGATATTCGTAACGTATTACCATCAAATTCTAAATCTACTTTTTGCCCAACACCACTACTAGATCTAGTTTTCATAAATTGTATTTGTATTCTACCACGTTCTCGCATTGCTCGTGAACTGAATATACCAATAACATTATCTGCTGTTTGAATCTTACTAAGTCCGCCAGCAATATGACTATGATCAAATTCTATTTCATCTACTGCTCCTCTGTTTAACTGCGATGCTGTAGCAAATAAAATATCTAATTCTACTGATAAGTTTCTTAGTTCTTCACTAACAAATTTATCTTTAATAAACAAATCACTCGGTGGTACTTTACGTTGAGCCGGCATCATTAAATCTAAATAATCTATTATTATTGCATCTGGTCTTATACCTGTTTGTACTGTATATTCTTTTAAATATGCTCGTATATCATTTACTGTACAACCACTCACCAATTGTGCTATTTGAATTGCTCCTGCTTTTTTTCGTTGCATTTTAATACGCAAATCCACATCATCTAAATTTCTATATAATTCCTTAGTAGAATAACCAGTATTCATTGCATCCATTCGCATAGCAGTTAAACTTTCACTAAGTTCTAAACTAATATACACAACATTTAATTTCATTAGTGACCAATTAACTGCAAGATTTTGTAGAAATATACTTTTACCTGCTCCACTACCTCCTGCAAATATATTAAGTTCTCCTTTATTAAATCCGCCAAACAATTTAGCATCCATTGATTCCCAACCAGTACTTGTTCCGCCATTTAATGTTTTTAAATTACGCAATCTCTCTCCCGGATCAACATAATAATCTGTACCTAAATTTTTGGCCAAACTAACTTGAACTGCATCTTTGATCATTTTTTCAACAGCACCAAATTGATTTTCTTCTAATAAATCTGTTGAGCTAAGTATTGCATTTGCTAATGCCTTATGTTTACAAAATTGTTCGAAGTCATCTAAAAACCAATCTTGGTGTCGTTCATCAACATCCCTAACTAGTGTAAATTTTACACCAGTTTGTGCAAAAATTTGGTCTGGAGTAGGCACAACAGAATATCCCGATATATGTTCTTGCATAAATTTTACACTTTTTCTAAATTTTCTATCAAAATATTCTGGATCTACAATTGCTTGGCATCGTGCATATAATTCAGAATCCGATAATAAAAACTCTATATAAAGTTTTTGCATATCTTCTGTGTATTCTTTTACTTCTATTTCAGCCATTTTGTAATATATTCATTAATGTATCGTTTGAGGAAATGTATTCGTCAAATACCGTTTTATGACCGGTGTCGTTTAACCAGTCGACCTCGTTATTTATTTTATCTCTATGCGTCATTATCATCCAATCCATTGCACTAAATGGATGAATTCTTTTATTGGTATTTTGCAATTCTAATTTTGCATAATTTAATCCAATAGTATCTTTTCTATGTTGCCGTCTAAAATCTGCAATATTTGAGCCAGACTCATGAGGATCTTCCATAAAATTATAATCTTCTACTCTACCTAACGGAGGATGCCAATGGAAATACCAAATATTATTATGTGTCTGGCTTAATAAATTTAATAAATTCATTGTTGCAAAAATTTCTTCTTGCTTTAATTGTGATCCCAAATGATCATGTAACATGACCTTACCTAATTCTCCATAAATTGATCTCATCCTATGAGCATCATCTAAGCCATCTATTAAATTTGGATTTGTTATATCATCAGTGCAACTAGTAAAAACAGATTCAAATAATCCCGAAGTATCAATAGCAACATCTGCATCTGTTTGTGAAATCCATCTAGGTGTCGACACATCACCGATAGGCCCTCCTACAGTAAATGGTGGTTTATTAATAGTATAATTAGGATGATATGGCACCATTGCCGACGGATACCGTTTTCCGGTATAACTACGTGGATCTGGTAAATTATATGTAAGATTGTGTTTTGGTGAATATTGATAATAATCATGATCTATGATACCAAACGATGACATATACCATGATGTAGTTTGGACAATATATAAATCTTTTGGTTTACGCTGAATAGATACTGCTAATTGATTTATAATTTCTTGATTACTCCCACATGGCGTAACTTCAAAATTTACATGTTCGATTTTGTTAGCTAACCATCCTTCCCATCCTATCGGATCTCCTTCAGTATCGTCCCCACCGTCGCGGAGACGGTTATCCCATATCCCTTTCATTGCACCCATTCCGGTCATGACAGAATTATAATCTCCAATTATTCCTACGTTCATTTTAGTTCCTTTTTAAAATTTTTATTTGATAATAGATAATCTACTTCCATAATTGACTTTTTACTTGTATTTTTGTTTTATTTGTTTCCACAAAATCTAATATACTTTTAAGAGTAAACGGCCTACCATACTTGTTTACTGCTTCTGAACAATCTTTTATTCCGTCC